TTCTCTTGATGTTTCTAATGAAGTTAATCTAGCTGTAACTTCTGTATATGCAAAAACTCCCATAGCAACAGCTACAACAATACCAACCATATTTTTGATAGGCATAGCAACTGATGTGTTCTCTGATACTTTCATCTATTCTCCATTAAATAAATCTTCTGGTGCAGTTTGTTTTTTTTTCTTCTTCTTTGGTTTTATTGTGAACATATCATCTACCCAAGCACACCACTTGTCTAATGTTCCAAATAAAAAATAACAAATTTTATCCATCATATTCTAAAACCTTTTTTCCAAGATTGTACTGCCCAATAAACAGGAGTAGTGTTGAGTTGCTTTCCTGATCTTCTTGCTCTTGCCAAGATAGGACGAAATCTTGCCATAAACGATCTCTGTCTAGCTGGTATATTTTTCTTAATAGATAACTCTTTACTACCAAATCTTACAATCTGTACTCTGTTTGTTTTTCTGTTTTTAACATAAACTGCAAACTTTTTAGAACCACTTGGTGTTCTAAATGGTTTATTTAATTTAACAGTTCTGCCTTTGAATTTAGCCATACAAGGCTAATAACATATATCATTCACAAATGAAACCTTGAAAAGTACCACGACCATCATTTAAGAACCAAGCATTTTTATCGTTATTATAAGTTGCTATTGATTCTCTATGGTCATTACCAAAGTCCATACAATCGTACACGTCCATTGGTCTTGTAAATTCTAATCTTTCTTTGATTACTTCTCCCTCAAAACTTAATAGTAATAATATTAAATATTTGCACATTATCTTTTAAAATGTCTTTGTCGCCATTTATTGCAAACATAAGTATCTCGGACTCCTCTTGTTCTCCATATACCACAAAAATATCTTTTTTGTGAAAACATACCACAATTACCACAACTACCTCTACCTTGTGATGGTCTATAATCTTGTGGCATTTGATAAGGTATTATTTCTCCATTAGGATAAAAATTACTTCGCTTGTCCATTTTCTATTAGTTTCCTTAAATCTTTTGCTATCTGTAAAGCCTTATCAAGTTTTCTCAAAGCTATATCTCTTTGAATCTTAACTTGATCGCACTCTAATCTAGCTTGATCTCTTTGTTCTCTTAATTTTAAAAAAGTGTTTTCTCCTATTTCCATATTAACTCCTATATTAGTGTTGATTTAATTCTTTTTTCAGCAATTTCAAAGTATTTTTTGTCTAATTCTATTCCAATAAATTCTCTATTAATATTTTTACAAGCAACCCCTGTACTACCTGATCCCATTGTAAAATCTAAAACAGTATCGTTTTCGTTTGTATAAGTTTTTATTAAGTATTCTAATAAAGCTACTGGTTTTTGTGTTGGGTGTAATCCTCTCTCATTTTTAAATTCTAGTATTGTTTTTGGATAATTAGTAAATTGACTATTATTTATTGCTTCATATTTTCCCAGAACATCTGTATTTTTACCCTTACGATTTTTACCTTTTAAATTTTTTTGTAAATTTTGTGGCTTATATATTTTTGAATTAAAAATACTTATAATTTCTGTTTCTTTAAGTGGTCTTTTTTTGGCATTAAGAAAACCCATTACATTTGTCTTTTTCCAAATCCAATCGTACTTAAACTGTTTAATATTGCTCATTCTTAAAGCACTACTAAAAGGCTCACTACCAAATAAAGCTATACAACCATTATCTTTAATAATTCTTTTTAACTCTTTCCACATTGGCTCAAATGGAATTACACTATCCCACTTGCATTGTGTCGTTCCATAAGGTGGGTCAGTAAGTATAAGATCAATAGATTTATCAGGTATTGTTGGTAATACCTTTAAACAATCATCATTTATTAATTTCATCTGCCTTGTCGGTTATATTTTTTATATGATCTTTTCTCACTTTTGTTTAGTTTTTTCTTATGTCGTCTTGGTCGTTTAGGTGGTTTATCTCTTGGTACAAAGTGAACAAATTTAATTCTTGCCATTTACTTCTTCAGCTTTTGCATCAATGATTAATGGTAAAGGCTCAACAATACTTTGAGTTTCTATTTTATCTTTCATATTTAACTCGTTCTTTGAGAGCCAAATTAAAAGTTTTTCATTACCTTTAAGTGCTTTTTCCCACATCTTTTTTCTTAAACTAGCTTTACCCTTGTTTTTATTTTCTGCAACTAAATCGGCATATCGTCTTTGCAAAGTTCTAGCAGAAATTCCTATAACTGAACCTATTTCTTCTTGTGTGCAGCCTATCTGACTTAATTTTGCAATAACATCTTTATCTATTTCTTTTTTAGGTCTTCCCATAGATTTTGTCTTAATTGTGTTTATTGCCTTACTTTTGTCGTTTTTCATAAGTTTAGTAATAATTGATTTTCTTTAGAATTTCTAGGTGTTTCTATTTTTTTTTGTATTTTAAAAGGCAATTTTTTAGTTCTAAAATATTTTATTTCTGATGGCTCTAAAACTTTCCATTCTAAACTTGATTCTTTAGGGTAATTACAAAACCAATTAACAGATGAATTTTTAAGTAATTTTTTATATTTTTTATTTAATGGTAAAATGTATCTAAATTGCCTACCTTTTACTCTTTTAAGTTTTAACTCTATTCTTTGTTGAAATGTTGGTCTTTGACCCATTTTTAGATTTTTTTTTTGCCCATATATTTCTTTAATAATACCTTGTGCAGTTCTAGGGTGTATTTTATGTCCTTTACTATCAACATAAACGTCAGTTTCAATATATCCACCATAATACATATTAAAGGCTTGATAAACATATCCTACTTTACCAACTATACCATCTGCCCAAGTAAATAAGAATTTTTTATTTGGGTATGTTTTTTTTAACCATTTTTTTACTTTAGACAAAAATATCGTTTCTGAATTTTTTGGCAAATCATCGTGCAAACACATTTTTCCAATTTCAAAATAATCTTTTGAAATACAACTTTCAAACAATTTTTGAATTGTATGTAATGGTCTTGTTCCCCAACCTAAAGTTAAAACTGCCATAATTTTACCATTAATTATAATACCAAGTCTTTCTTTTGTAAGTTTGGGCATAACATCTCCTGAATAATGGTATTTTTTAATAAAATTATTTGCACTATTTTTATCTAATCTTAAAACATCACTGTTTATAATTGGATTCAAATCTCTACCTTTTTCATAGATAAAATCAATCCTTTTGGAATTAGGTTTCTATCGCTAAATGTTTCTTCATCATAACTAGCAAATGTCCAAACATATTTTCTATCTTTCTTAAATAGATAGGCATTAGTCGTCATATAAGCTGGTTTCATGGCCATAAATTCTTTTTCTGAAGCATGACCACTATCGCCAATAACATCGACCCATTTTATCTCATAAAAATAATATTTCTTATTGGAAATTGAAATGTGGCGAAATTTAGACTTTTTTTTAACCATTAGTGTTTCTTTTGATTATCTGATTCTACTATTGCTTTGTAAAATTCTAGTTGCACTTTTAATCTTTTATTTTCAATAGACAGATTAATCAATCTTTTTCTGACATATTTGAATATTCGCAATAATCCTATCATATTTAGTTAAATCAAGTTTTTCTTTCTTAATTTAATTATTCTTTTCATTTCTTTTTGAGGAATATTAAGCATACCCCAATAATAAACTTCACTCATTATTGGTGACATATCTTGCATTACAGAATTATTCATAAAATCATCTGTTATTAATTTATCCAATTGTTTTTTTAATTTATCGTTCATACTAGTATATGTAATTTTTTAAAAGATTTATGCCAATTAATTTTCATCGTATTTTTTTATAGGCTCATCTTTCCATTTATGCTTTTTGTACTTTTTCCCATCTTTTTCTAAAATTGTATGCTGACCCCATTCTCCAATTTTTTTATACCCACTATTCACACCCTTATCTTTGTTAGACCTAGTATTTGATATATGTGTATTGTATTTGTGTATTGACACTTGTTGCGATAGGTGGGCTGTAGGTGGTTGTTCGTTATCCACATATTGATATAAGTCGTAATTTATAAGGCTTATTATAGTGACTTTTCTGCTAGGGTGGTTGTTGCTGGGCTGTAGCTGGGCTGTTCTAGTGCCTATCATTTTTCTTCGTACCAGACGTAGTATGAAAGACCTCATTTCAGAGTAAGTCATACCAAATCTTTTAGCAGTGACTCTTAAAGGCATAATAGCTTCTCCTCGTTTAATAAATATTTCAGAGTCTAAAAACCTTAATGTGACATCTTTATGAGATGCAGATGATATAAAATATATCCAGCAACTAGCCTGTAATAAATTTTTAAATATAGGATTGGAATATATATCTCTATATAAAATAAAATAACCTCTCTTTTTAGCCATTATTTATTCTCTCTAAATTGTGCAAAATGGTCAGTAGTCTTAAATTTATCAATATACATTTTTTTAACTTTTTTATGTAATTTAGATATATGCTCTAAATCTAACATTTCTGCTAAATTTAAAATTACATTTAATTTATCTTTTTGGTATTTAATTGCTTTATTTTTAACTTGTACCTCTAATATCTCTGGTCTAGTTTGATCTGTCATTTAATCTCCATTGTTAAATAAATTATAAGCATCTTCCATAAGTTCTAGTTCTCTGTTTATTTTATGTAAGATTGATTGTTCAGTTCCATACTTTTCTATAAATAGATTTTTACCTAAATGAATTGAGTCTTTACCTAATCTGTGGTGCATTTCACAT